CTCAATACTCCACTATCCTCCACTTCACTCCACTTCTAGAATGTAAAACAATTTAATCAGTAAGATTAATCTGTGGATAAACCTGTGGATAACTAACATTTTTCAGGGTATTGACATGTGGATAACTTCTATGATATGATAGATACATGGAATCATTAGCAATCACAGCAGCCATAGTATTCTGGGTGCCAATTATAATTTGTATCGCTTTTGTCGTTGTATGGTTTAAGAACCAACCATGAAACTCCACTATGGCAAGATGACCTCTAGTTACTCTATTGGTATATACATCTGCAATTGGGGTTATCCGATCAAACACGAATGGGAGATTGGTCTATATCTCTTTAGGTGGTATATAGGTATAGAGTTCTTCAAATGACACATGATTGTAACTATGAACTAGACCTTGATGGTCAAATAACCTGTACTGTATGTGGTGCTATGGATGATGATATGCTACCAAGACGAACATACAATGAAAAAATTACAGAGTAATGTCCAAAATGCCAGGGTATCAAGAGCCATGGCTTCAAGACTCCCTGATAGCCTTATTGACCATACGGATCAAACCTCTCTTAGTAACCTTACTTGCATCAAATGTCTCAGTATAACCTCCTTGAGGCATATTGTCTTTACTGACAAAAGGCTTATGTTTCTTCTTTAGTGTTTGTATTACTAGGGATTCTATGGCTCTTGCCTTATCCCGTTCGAAAAAATGCCAATATGAGACTAATATCCAACCCTTGGTCCTATGACTAGCAAACCTCTTACCTGATATATCTGATATCCCTATCTTGACAGCCTTATGTATGGGACTGTATAGTATATATAAGATGGCTTCGTTCATAGGTCTATTATACTTGACATCCCCGCCAAAATTGGATATACTTGATCTATGACTAATGAAGAAATATCAGCCTTACTGGACAAAGAATCTTATAGGGTTTGGGATACAGCCAAGGTTATCAAGAATCAAGACTACCATGATGGATTGGTTAAGGGTTTGAAGATGGCTGCTAAGTTTGTAGCCAAACTATGAAGAAAGAAATTGACTGGTCTAAAGAATTAAACAATGCCAGAAAACAACTTCACAGAAACAAATCAGCAATTGAGGCTACCCCTATGGGCACTCCAGCATCTTGGTCTAGACCAGATTACGATAAGCCTTTAATTGCCCCAGATCCTTCTGCTCCTGAGACAAAGATTGTTGGTCGTAGGCTAAATAAAAAACAACGAAAAGCACATAACAAAGTGTTTGTTCCACAACAAAAAGCAAAGTCTAAACGAGACAGTGAGACTGGTGGATTGCCTGTGGCTAAAAAATGATTACTAACATGGAAATACCAGATCCATTTACTGCCTTTCGCATAGCCAAATATGCTAAACAAAAGTATGGTGCCAGATATGATTTCTTCTCTGGTGAATGGGATATTAACTGTGGTGCTTGTGGAGAACTTATTAATGCCAATACCCGCAAACTTTTAACTAAGATCCGTCTTTATCATACTAGAAATGAGTGCCTTGGTGGATACTGAATGTAAGCATACTTGGTATATGCGTGAAGAAGGTATTCAGTGTACTAAGTGTTTCATCATATGGGACAAAAGTATGGATACTAACCAATAGTGCCCGTGTCGGGCATGGGGTGGTTTATAGAACCTCTATTTTGCGCCGAACTTTAAAGAAAATTAATATTTAAAACTATTCTTTATTTTGCATTTTTTGGCGAACTAGATGAATGATATGTCAAACCATCAAACATTATTGCTGATCCAGCCTTTGGAGAGATTGACCTGTTAACCGTAAGTACTGGGTCTTGATCAGATGAGTGCTTTTGATGAAAGATTATTGTATCCCCATCTGAGTCATTTACATAGTATAGTAAAACCATATGTGGTGTGGCCATATCTACATGGGGTGGGTGTATATGATCTTGTTTATCTGTTTTATTTAAGATGTTTGTTTTAATTCTTAAAGTTTCTTTTACCTCTATCCCGTGTTTTTTAGCAAAAGTTTGCAAAATATTGTTACCAATATCATGTATTTCTGACAACCTTGTTTTATTAAATGAACCTGCATGAGAATGTTGTTCGTCTTCTGATATTGTTATATTGTTATCTTTTATCTTTGGATATTGAAGAATACCACTTGTGTTTTTAAGCGTATGCCAAATAATATTTTTATTGTTTTTTGTTACTGTTTGACTTACTTCAAGAATCTGATCTAAACTTAAAAAGTTATCATCATAGATAAACAATTTTATCCTTTAAGAGTTCCAGTTCCAAGTCATGTCATAATAACTATAAGCATGTTCTCCATTAAGATTAAAAGTACTAATAAAGTTAGTAAATGAACCGTCTAAGTCAATAATTATGGTACTTGCTCTCATAACATTAAAAGTCTGACCATTCATGGCTTCATGTGGATTTAAAAGTCCAGTAACTGTTATTGCGTACGGAGTGCTTTCTGTCATATAGTCTGTTAAATATGGAGGGAAACCATAATTAAAGGACATTACATTATTGCCAAATACTGCGTCATACCCAGCATCATTAAGGTTAACTGTTGATATGCTTAAAGTTCTAGAAAATGTTGCTCCAGCATTTCCCATGATGTTACCTGAGCCTGTTACTGTTCCTGAGCCTGAGAATCTTTTGCTTGCTGGTGCTACCATAGTTATAACCTCCTAGATTACAGACTAATTATATCATCTGTTTTGACATTCAAGCGCTATAGGTGTATACTTAGTGTATGAAGAAAAAAAATGAATGCCCGTCATGTGGTCTATCACATAAAGATCCTATCTTTTGGAACACTCATCAAACTATGAGCGATGGGCATATATGGTGTACCAATGCCAAAAGAACCTAAGATAACTCAGATGGATTGGCGTAGCCTTGGCTATTGGCCAGAATATAAAAACGGAAAGAAAGTGTGGGTACCTAAAGATGCTGAAGCATTCAACAAAGATAGAGAAGACTAGGATATGGCCACTAAGAGTCATAGGCAATCTATGTGGTGAGTTTGCTGGTAATCATTTAGTTAAGGCTATTAATTTAGATGAAGAATTAGATAGCAATTTAGGATTTCGTTATAAATACCACGCAAAAATGTGGGTACTTCTTAATAAGCCCTATACCTGGTGGGGAACATACTATAAACTTGACATCAAAGGAATGATAGATGATTTAAAGTTAGATGGTGCTGGCTGGGATGACTACGATGAGTTTGGAAAAGCCTACTGGGACAAGGATGAGTAGGCTTGTTGTTTGTCCCGTTTGCAAAAAGCAGTGGGATTTACGCTGGGGCATAATGGCTAACGAGTCTTTGGCTAGGCATATGAAAAGTGATCATTAAAAAAGGGTATATAATATCACTATGAAATCTATTTATGACATCCCGCTTAATTCGGCTGAAGAAGCCCCTAACTTTTTGGATCAGTTCAAAGGTAAGGTAACCCTAATAGTAAACACAACTGTTGGTTGTGGAAACGCAAACCAGATGGAAATTCTACAAAAACTACAAGAGACATACGGGGGAGATGACTTTCAAGTTGTCGCTATCCCTACCAATGACTACTGTGGACCAGGGATTACTCATGGTAAGTGGTCTGAGGGTATTACTTGTGGTTTAGATTCAAAACAGTACGGTAAAGATGTTTACGGAACTACGTTCCAATTTTCAGAGATGGTTGCATCAAATCCAAACAGCAGTGTTAATGAACTTAGTCAGCACAAGGGTGATTCTAGTGTAAATGGATTAGGCCAATTAAAAAAAGAACCACACCCTATGTATCAAGAAATTAGACAACAGATGAATGTTTTAGGTGAAAAACATACAGAATTAAAAACTGAAAACGACTACTATTCATATTGGCTAAACAGACATCAATCATCTGGTCAAGAAATGGGTGGAAATTTTGAAAAGTATCTTGTTGACAAGGATGGATATGTGGCAAAATGGTTTGGCTGCACAGTTCTCAACTACGACTCTGAAAAGGGTGTCAAAGAAGCAGCAGCAGCAGAAGGAAGACATATTGATGTTGGTCCTGGAAGATCCATGAAAATATTTAAAGAAGAGTACGCCGTAGTTTGTCAGGATATTGAAGAGTTAATAGCAAATAAAAGATCGATCATAAATCCATTAAATGTTTTAGTTGCAGCCTAAACCTTTGTGATATAATAGACATATGAAAAATAGCAAATGTTTCTTTTGTGAAAAAGACGCGACCCACTACGATATAGTAGTTAATTCTAATGAATATATAGTTGCAGATGTCTGTTTAACCCATATGTCTGTTAGTCTTAGTGCATAAGAAAGAATGGTAGAATTTATACATGATATACCCTATAGAATATTATAAAGAACAAGATGTATCTAAACTATCTGAGTTTTGGGAGTCAAAAAAAGAGTACATTGAAAAAGACCTATGGGTTATTAGAAACTTTCTATCAAAAGAAGAACTAATATGGCTAAATAAAGAAGCAAATGATCCTGTTGGATGGTATGACACAATGAGATCTCCCTATGGTGGTAACACTAAGAACAAGTTCTTGGGATATATACCAGAATACAATGAAGGTGGGGGTATGCTAGTTCCTACTGAAACATCAAAGTGGCGGGATAGAGGTCCCGTTGGATTTATAGAAACAAGAATAGCGTCAGTAGTTCCAAAATATTTTGGTGGGGCAGGAGCATTACAGTCATTTTTTGAAGTTCCTGATGATCAAATTATTAAAGAACTTGGACGCGATGTTGACTATGCTATGGGGTTTCATTATGAAAGAGACGATAGCGACTCAGAAGAACAGCAAACTGTAATTGTAGAAAACTCAAAGACGCAAGGTAAAAGAATTAGCAGTCAGGGTAAAATATCAGCATCCTTTAATGTTTACATTAATGATAACTTTGATGGCGGTATATTAGAGTTTAAGCATAAAGATTATGTTCTTAAGCCAGAAGTTGGTATGCTTGTTAATATTCCACTATACAAAGAGTTTGAGCATAGAGTTACAAAAGTAACAAATGGAAACAGACACACTATCTATGGAAGATGTTGGGATAGTTTAGAGGGCAAGTATATGTCAACTAACGAAGATTGTTAAAGTCCGTTCCTAATTCTATTTACTTCATCATATATCTCGTGGTCTGGAGAATATCTTAGATGTGAGTTATCTACAATATTGCCTACATCCTGAAATCTAAAAAAAATCATACGAACATAATCTCCTTCAGCAAAAACTTTATGTGGCCTCCAATGAATATTTTTATTTGCATTAAAAACTAAAGCCGAGTTATCTTTCATAATATGGGTTCCAAGATCAACTCCAATATCCCAAGAGGTGTTTGAAGATATTTGATAGTTTATTATTAAATCATTGTCATCTCCATCAAAGTGTGGTGGTAGATTTGGAGTGCCATACTTTTTATTGTATTCTACATATGTCATGCCAGAAGGTGTTAACTCTTTTGAAGAAATACTTTTTGCAATGCTAAACAACTTATCACAAACCTCTCTTGGTACTTCGCTAGAGGTTTGAATCCTACCTAAATATTTAGAGATGGTGCAATTTTCCCAACCATTATCTGTATCATAAATATAGGTTCCATCATCTTTAATAGGAATAACTATACTATTAATAAAAGCATAAAGAATGTTTAGTTCTGCGCTAGAAAATAAATCATTAACTTTATGGACACTCATTATTTCATTATATCATCAATATGACTTGACACAATATCTTTGAAGGGTGTATACTTAATGTATGAGCATAGACGAAATGACATTAAGAGAAGAAATAGCAAGGGCTATTGAAGCCATACCGACAGAATCCTCCATTACCAATGCACTTGGAATGCGTACTCTTGCTGCCAAAATAGCAAGAGGAGAAGACAACTACATGACTGAGTTTTTTAATAGACAGGAGGAGTACAAGTGATTAGTGCACTATTTTTAATTCCAGCAGTTATTGTTGGCTACATTGCATGCTATATTATTATGACATACAAAGTTGATCAAGATTGAAACCTCTTGCCTACATCTTTGACGTAGATGGAACTCTAGCCAATGTAGACCCTTACCTTCACCATGTTCGTGGCTCTAATAGGGACTACGAGGCTTTTCATGAGGCCTCTATTGATGCCCTGCCAAATATAGAAGTGGTAGAGATGTTAAACCATGCTTTTTTTGATCAAATGCACGTAATTATTGTTACCTCAAGAATGGAAAAATGGAGGGGACTTACATCCATGTGGCTTGCTAAAAATGATATTGGTCACCATGCGCTGTACATGCGTGGAGACAATGACTATAGGTCTGACTATAAAGTTAAGAGCGACATATTAGATAATATTAACAAACATTGGCGTGTAATTTATGCTGTTGATGACAATCCCAATGTTATTACTCTTTGGGAAGCAAATGGAATTACCACTACTAAGATTGGTACTTGGGACGGCAACAAGTCTTGACTCAACCACTGGATTATGGTATGATTGGTTTATGAGCAAACGAGTTAAGAAAATTTATAAGTGCGTTGAGTGTGAGACTATGATTACTATTGTAACAAAAGTTCACGAACTACCAGAATCAATCATTTGTCCTTGTGACAAAGTAGCAGAAAGCCAGTGATCTAATTGAAAAAATCTAACAATAAAGTGTCTCAGCACAAAATTAAAAGAGCCACCAAGAATAAGAAAAGAATACAGGCTAAACCATACCTATCAAAGTTTGAGCAGCAACAAAAAAGGATCAGAGAAGAAATTATTCTTGGATCATTACGCTCAGTGTCCAACTAGAACTGGAGATAATAGTGGTAGATCAAGACGAGTTAAATAATATATCAAAAGAACTAAAAGGTTATATTATTAAACAACATATGAAAACATATTATTACTCTGCTGTTGCAGTAGGATCTTTTATTATTGGAATGCTTATTGGTATATTAGTAAGTTAAAATCATTGAACCAGTAGTCAAATTGGAGGAAATATGAATAATATAAATGTACCAGATGAGTGGCCAAAACATAAGAAGATTAAGTTTCTTCTTATCTCTGCTGCTTTATTGGCATTATTTCTTTTGTTTAATATATAAATCGGTTATGCACCAGTAGCCAAGTTGGTTAAGGCACCGAACTCATAATTCGGCTATCGTAGGTTCAAGTCCTACCTGGTGTACAAGGCGAGTGTTGCATAATGGTAGTGCATCATCCTTCCAAGTTGATTGTGCCAGTTCGATTCTGGTCACTCGCTCCAGACCTCCATAGTTCAGTGGATAGAACGTTGGACTTCTAAGCCAAGCGTCGCAGGTTCGATTCCTGCTGGGGGTACAGAAACAAAACTGTGGTATTATTAGTATATGGAAAAAATATACTTAGATGAAGACAAAAAGATATGGATCATTGAAGACTTTCTTACTAAAGAAGAGTTGGCCTGGTTTAAAGAACAAACTGATGACTCAAATGGATGGTATCCAACAATGAGATCTCCATATAAAAATATTTTAAATAAATTTTTAGAAATCATTCCTGAATACGATGAAAATGGAAACATTGTTTTTCCTCACAAAGATTCAAAATCAATTGATCTTCCAGTATTCTATAATCCCAATGGTGTCTGGGATAGGCTTGATTCTGTTCTGCCACTAACCTATAAAAGACATTCAACACTACAATCCTTTAAATATATGACCGATGAAGAAATTGCAGCAAATGCAAACCTAGACACTTTAAATGAATATCGAGTAAAAATAGAAGATATTGATTTTGCAATGTATTGGCACCAAGATCCTGGACCAGAAGACAATATTGTTGCCTCATTTAGTCTTTACCTTAACGATGACTTTGAAGGTGGTGAGTTGGAGTTTGGGAATGTTCCAATTAAGATAAAGCCAAAGGCTGGCATGCTGGCTGTAATTCCTGGAGGAGACAAGTACAAGCATAAAGTCAATAAGGTTCTTGGCCCTAACTCAAGACATACCCTGTATGGAAATTCCTTTATAAACGTAGACCTTGCACCAGTAAGCACGGGAGAAGACTGCTAAAAAAGGTGTTATAATAAGTACATGAAATCTATATATGACATCGAAATGGAATCAGCCGAAGGCATTCCAAACTTCCTTCAACAGTTTAAAGGAAAAACAGTTATGCTTATTAACACAACAGTTGGTTGTGGTAACGCTGGGCAAATGGAGTCCATCCAATGGATTCAAGAAGACCTAGCAGGAGAAGACTTCTCTGTTGTGGCAATTCCTACTAATGACTTTTGTGGTCCAAGTATCACAAAGGGTAAATGGTCTAAGGGTATTGAAAAAGGTCTAGACTCTAAGATGTATGGTGAAGATGTATATGGTGTTACATTCCCATTTTCCGAAATGATTGTTTCTAATCCCGCAGAAATTCCATTGGAAGCCCCATGGCTTGGACAAGGTCCAGGACTTAATGGAAACGGTCAACCATTTGGAGAAAGACATGAACTTTATTTAGAGATCTCTGAACAGATCCTTGCACTTGCTGCAGACAAAAGAGAAAAGGGCTTAGTCGAAAAAACAGACTATGAGTCACGCTACTTAAACGAGCATGATGGTGGTTCTATGATGAACTGTAACTTTGAAAAGTATCTCATCGATAAGGATGGCTATGTAGTTAAGCACTATCCCTGCACAACATTAAACTGGGATGTAGAGCGTACTCTTAAGGAAGACCTTATAGCAAAAGGACAAGATCCAAAAATGGGTCCTGACAGATCTGAAGATATCTTTAATGAAGAAAATGCCGTTATTCGTGACCATATTGAAAGACTTATGGCTGGCGAAAGATCACGCATTAATCCTAATCTAGTTCTATCTAACTAACAGAAAGCAGAGCACTCATATGAGTATATATGATTTGTCATTTGTTGATAACAATGGTAATGAAATAAAACTGGAAAGTTTTAAAGAAAAAAATATATTAATTGTAAACACTGCAACCTTTTGTGGTTCAACTCCTCAGTATGCTGATCTACAGAAAGCCCAGAATGACTCGTTAGTTGTAATTGGGTTTCCATGTAATCAGTTTGGCAATCAAGAGCCAGGGACAAACGAAGAAATAAAAGATTTTTGTACCAACATTTACAACGTAACTTTCCCAATGTCTGAAAAGATTGAGGTAAATGGTCCAAATGCTCACCCAATATATAAGCACTGCAAAGATCAGGCCAAAGGCGGTAAAGATATCGACTGGAACTTTGAAAAATTTTTAGTTTTAACTGATGGATCAATCACTTACTATCCTACTTCTTATCAAGTTTCAAATCTTGCCGTGGTATAATTATATTGTGACAATATAGTTGTTATATTTGTGTCGGGAAACATTCATATAGCGTGTTGCAACACTATATTGTCCTTAAATTTATAAAGAAAAGGTATAATTATTTAATGAGTTTTAATGCAGATGGTTCAAGGAAGCCCCACTCTTTTGATCAAACAGAAGAAGATGTCATATTGACAGTTCGCACCCTTGCTCCAACTAAATGGCTACTCATTGACAGAGAAACTGGACAAATGTATCAAGGAAGTCCTAATGGTCATTGGGATAGGTTTGAACCAAAGATTAAATAGTTTTAGTTACTGGCTTATGTTTTACTTCGTATGGTGCAATCTTAGACTTAATGCGACCATCTTTATATAGTCTGACAATCCACCCGTCTTTTATTTGTACTGGATTAAACGCTGCTGCTTTTTTCTTTGGCATACTTACTCCCTAAATAAACTAGTAATTCGTGTATCTTTTGAATAATCTTTTGCATCTTCTTTTATTGAAGTAAATAAAGATTTTGTAACAGGAATGCAATTAGGAACTGGATTACCATCGGCTCCTGGCTTCATGCCTCTTTGAACATAGCCTTCCCAACATGGATCAGCCTTTCCAATTGATGAATCATACATAGCCATAGCAACTTCTGAATCAGTTTCTGGAATAGGGTTAGCACATACTGGGCAGTCTCCGCAATCAACATTTAATTCTAAACATGTAGGACATTCGCATCCTTGGTATGTTGATGTTGGCATTATTTCATTTTCTAATGCTTTACCGAATGCTGACCCAGACCAAATATCAACCCCAGGCTTATTATGTATTCCTGCACCAGCAGTTCTTCCTTGGTTAGTTTGCATATATTGTGGCTTTTTCATACCAACTGAAGGATTAAGATGTGATGATGGGTTTGCAGGTGTTGGGTCAGTTACTGTTGCATTGTAAGAGACATCCATTGGGGTATCAGACATTAGTCCATCTCGTTTTCTTTTGTTGATGCAGAGAGCATCCAGTGCCACCTTTGGTGCATATCCATACGCTCTGCAAAGAAGTTTGCAAGTGCATGCTGTCTGCTTGATGTAGCCATTTCAACTGCATCCACTAACTTAACAAGAACCATATCATTAGACATTAGCAAATCTGCAGCCATCATCATTGGATCAGATGTTACGTCTGGTTCTCCAACTTCATTTAACTGTATAAACCTTGATAATTTAAATGGTGCATATGCATCTAACTTACGAATCCATTCAGCATATGTATCTGTTGCAGTCTCATAGTCTGCATATATGTCCCCAAAAAAATCGTGGAACTGAGGGAAGTCATCGCCTTCTACATTCCAGTGATATCCATGAGCCTTAAGTTTAAGGGTAATGTTATCTGCAAGTAGGACCTTTAGTAGGTTGATTAATTCTTCCATTTAACCATTATAGCACGATGTTAGCCAGCAAGACGGTCATGTGTCCTTATCCTATGGCAGTTAGCACAAACCACTTCACACTTTTCGATCTCTTTCTTGATAGCCCTCCATGAAAAACCATCATGGATCATCCTGGATATGTTGTATTTTTTGTCTCTTATGTGGTCAAAATCTAAGATAATATGATTATTAATTCCACAGTCTACACAGCCAGAATCCTCTTTTATCTTAGCAAGCATCTTTTTATACTGCTGCTTATTGTAATGGTCTAACTCTTTGTCAGTCATTGTTATCATTATACCGTGAAAATATTAGGGCCCCACACAGGCAATTCACCTGACTTGCGCCACGGTCTCTATCCAATGGGTAACTAATCCATCACTAAGGTCCTGTGTGGGGACATTTATATTGTACTACTGTATTGCTATTGTCTTTGGTAGTTTGTCTTCTGGGATCTGCTTCTCAAGTCTGATATCCAAGATACCATCTTTAAACTCAGCCCCAACTACTTCAACAAACTCAGGAAGGGTAAAGATATCTGTGAACTTACGAGCAGCAATGCCCTTGTGTAGATACTCCGCACCCTCTGGTAACTCAGCATCCTGCTTCTCGCCCTTGATTGTAAGTTTGCGATTATCTAGCGATACTGAGACATCATCCTTAGAGAATCCAGCCAAAGCAAATGAAAGAATATACTCTTTATCATTCAGTTTGATTTGATTATAAGGTGGATAGTTTGTTGTTGTTGTTACCTTCTGTAGATTTGCGAAGGTATTGAAAAATGGATCATTAAAAAGATCCAGTGCTGTTTTTACCATGTTATTCCCCTTTCAAGCGAATAAGTTAATTTACCCCCCATTTGAGCAGGTATTAATATTATAGCATAGGAAATGAGCAGTTTATAGACGACTGCTCAGGTCTATTAGCCACGAAGATTCGACTCCTGCTAACTCTCCCATCAAAGGAGCATCCGTTGTAAAACTTTTTAAAGTCTTATATCGGAATAGTATAAATTATACTACTTTATTTTACTTGGTTAGTCTTTCCTCCGCCAGATGACTTCTTTGCAGGAGCCTTCTTAACGGTTTTCTTTACTACTTTTGCAGTCTTGACTGCAACATCAACCTCTTTGACTGAAGGCATTCTTCCAAATGCTGCGTCTGAAGGGTTTGCTGCTCTCAATGCTACGGGGATTAGTGCTCCGAGTAGTGAGTAAGCAAGCGTCTTTGGATCCGTTACGCCTGAAGCGTAAAGTGCAGTTGCAGCACCAAGGATTGATCGTCCGTATGATGCGAGCATTGCTTTTAGTTGTGTTGTATTCATTTTATTCCTCCTAGGATATGAATTTTGTTAGTACTGTAAAACCAATCCATAGACCAATAATTCCTGCGACTCCCGCAAAAACTGGTGGTGCTGGTACTGGCAATTTGAATGCAGCAAATACTACGCCACATCCAAAACCTGTTAATACTGAAAGCATGATTTCTTTCATGTATCTATTTTACCATAGTCTTCTGGAAGGATGGTTTTAATAATTTTATACCCGTCGACTAAAGATATTCTTTGTGTTTCAGCCAAGACTGGGGGAGCATACGCTTCTAAATAATCAATAACTGGACCAACATCATTGATAAAACTATTAACCTTGTCTTGTGTTACTTCAATATATTTAAAAGCATATTCACGGGAGTCTGAAATAAATTTTAAAAAGTCTTCATTGAACTGCTCTTTTTCTGTCTTGGTATGTTTTTGATTTTCCTCTTGCATCATTAATAATTCTATTGTTTGAGCAAGTATCTGAATATTTTTTTTCTTTTGTATATAAAAAAGAAAGAAAAATGTTATTGATAATACTGATAGGACAACTAAGAATGTGGTCTGAATCATAATTCTTTTCCCCCTTCTCGAACAAGAAGAACTATTGCTCCGTTATCTTCTAGTGCTTTTTTAACACGGATCATGTACTCGATAGCCTGCCTTTTCATTTCCACTGTCTCTAAAGACATGAAGTCTTTTTCTTTTGCTTTAACAGTTATAAAATTATCGTTATCTATAATCTGTAAAGAAAAATTATTAGGAGCATGAACAGATCTAAAGGCTCTTTTCATTGCGTCTGTATACATACTACTCCATTGTTAATGATTGCCATGTCATTCCCCAGTCATCTTTGCTCTTGTGCGTAGCAAACTCTTTTGATATCTCGCCATTTTCCAAGTATACACCACCCCAAACTCCCCATTCTTTACCTGAAATTCCAACAGAAAAACATTCTTTTCTTACTGGACAGGAAGAACAAAGCGCATCAATGGCTGGCCTTAGTAACTCATCATCTTCGTATTTTTCAAAGAATAAATTTGTATCATAATCTAAGCAGACAGCATCATCTTTCCATTTAAACTTATTCATTTACATCACATACTTGTCGGGAATTTCCCATCCTTGATTAGAAGGAATAAATTCTTTTTTAATTTGCCACTTATTGTTTTTATATACTCCAAATTTTGAGTAGTAGGCTTTCTCTGAAGGAAATGTCTCAACTACTGTCCATCCATTCCAGGATAGTTGTTTGTTTTTATTCACTATTGATTCCATAGTGTCTAAAGAATTAATTATTTTCATTGTGCTTCCATTCTGTTTGTGTGCCAAAGCACATTTAAAGCATACTTAATTCTAACATGTTTGACTGTATTTGTCAATACTAGTTAGAAGTTGTATACGTTTGTATTTACATTATTTAGTTTTGATATATGAACAATTTTTGATACTGGCTCTTTTGGGTTAGACAAAAAAGCAAAGTGATCAACTTCTAGTATATTTTCTTGCATCCATTCAGGAGTAACTTTAATAAACTTAATAGACTTTCCTCTTAACTTCATTCCCTTTTCAGATAAATTTGAAAACTCCATTGCCATCATGGTAATGTTGTTTGGTCCTGCAGAATATATATGAAATGCTTTATCTTCTTCTTTTAATTCAGAAAGGGCAACAGCCATTGATCTAAGGAATACATTATAGTTGTTAAAACTAACTGTTCCCTGAACCCCTACTATCATCGTTAATCCCTTCTCGTAATCTGTCCATTATGAACAGCATCTTATCTAATTGTACCCTATCCATATGGATTGTGTCAACTTGCTCTGCAGATTCTTTGTCAATAAGTTGGTTTATAAGCGGTGCTCTATAAAATATATTGTCCTTAATCCAATAGGCACTGTTGTCAACAATGATAACTTTTATGTTGGTTTTATCATGCTGAATTTGTGATTGTGGCTTAACCTTTAGCCTTCTTGAACTATTTTTTTGAGTGCTGTATCTGTGCTGTAGCATTGACTGGCTAACAATAATAGGCTTATTAC